ACCGCGTACCAGCTGTTCGCCGCCCTGGGTCCACTGGCCCATCCAGTCGAAGAGGGTGACGTCGTCCTCGAAGTCCTCGGCGTGGTCCTGGGCGAAATAGCCCACGTCGGCACTTTCGGTCCATTTCACTTCACCGGACATGGGTGGCAATTCACCGACCAGAGTGCGCAGCAGGGTGGTCTTGCCGATGCCGTTCGGACCGATGATGGCCACGCGCTCGCCGGCTTCGACCTGCAGATTCAGGTTCCGGAACAGCGGCGTGCCGTCATAGCCCTGGCTGACGCGCTCCAGCGTGACCGCCTGGCGATGCAGCTTCTTGTACTGCTCGAAACGGATGAACGGGCTGACGCGACTGGACGGCTTCACTTCGTCGAGCTGGATCTTGTCGATCAGCTTGGCGCGGCTGGTGGCCTGCTTGGCCTTGGAGGCGTTGGCCGAGAAGCGGCTGACGAAGGTCTGCAGTTCGGCGATCTGCGCCTTCTTCTTGGCGTTGTCCGACAGCAGACGTTCACGGGCCTGGGTCGCGGCGGTCATGTATTCGTCGTAGTTGCCCGGGAACAGCCGCAGCTCGCCATAATCCAGGTCGGCCATGTGGGTGCAGACGCTGTTGAGGAAGTGGCGGTCGTGGGAAATGATGATCATGGTGCTGTTGCGCGCCGTGAGAATCGATTCCAGCCAGCGGATGGTGTTGATGTCCAGGTGGTTGGTCGGTTCGTCCAGTAGCAGCACTTCCGGGTCGGAGAACAGCGCCTGGGCCAGCAATACGCGCAGCTTCCAGCCGGGCGCCACGGCACTCATCGGGCCGAAATGCTGATCGAGCGGGATGCCGAGGCCGAGCAGCAGCTCGCCGGCGCGCGATTCCGCGGTGTAGCCGTCGAACTCAGCGAATTGCACCTCCAGCTCGGCGACAGCCATGCCGTCTTCTTCGCTCATTTCCGGCAGCGAGTAGATGCGGTCGCGCTCGGCCTTCACCTTCCACAGCTCGGTGTGACCCATGATCACCGTGTCGATCACGCTGAAATCTTCATAGGCGAACTGATCCTGGCGCAGCTTGCCCAGACGCACGTTGGGCTCGAGCATCACCTGGCCGGCCGATGGCTCCAGCTCGCCACCGAGGATCTTCATGAAGGTCGACTTGCCGCAGCCGTTGGCGCCGATGAGACCGTAGCGGTTGCCGCCGCCGAATTTGACGGAGACGTTTTCGAACAGCGGCTTGGCACCGAACTGCATGGTGATGTTGGCGGTAGAAATCAAGGTGCTCTATCTCGGGGGTTTCAGAGGGTTAGGTTTCGCTTCGGGCCAATTTCGGGGCAATTTTCAATTTTCCCATCTCGGTCCAATCACCCTCACCATCGATCCAGCGTGCGTATCGAGAGAGGAGAATTTGTAACGAGTGACCCAGCTGTTTGGCGATGAAGGCAGGAGTCATTCCAGCCATCAGGCACATGGTTGCGTACGTGTGGCGCGCATTGTACGGAGGCCGGTAACGAATACCCAGCGCCTTCAGGGTTGGACGCCACTGATGGTGCAGGTCACTCGTCTGTTGGATGTACTGATGCCCCTTGCTAGGTGGGAAGCAGTGGGGGAATTCCTTGATCCTTCCCGATCCCTTGGCTCGCCGTTCGGCATACGCCTTGGCGAACTCCAGGGCATGTACAGCCCGGTCATTGAGCAGCACGTACCGATCCTTCTTGGTCTTGGTCCGGTCTTCCACTTCCTTGAGGGCAACCGTCCGACGAACCAGCACACGACGCTTCTCCAGCTCGACGCAATCCCACTGCAGTGCAGCGATCTCACCCAGGCGCATGCCTGTGTAGAAAGCGAACTCGAAGAAGGCAGCGTAGATACCGCTTGGCCAGTGCTCGGTGGCATACAGCCTGTCGATGATCAGATCAGCCTCTTCCTGAGTGAACGGATCGATGGTCTTTTCCTTGGGACGGGGAATGTCCAGATCGACCATGGGGTTCTCGGATATGATCTTGTCGCTCACAGCCGATTCCAGGATGGTGCCCAGCTTGTTCATCGCATTGGCTTTGACGCCATCGGTGGTCCAGGGAATGCGTACCACCAGCTCACGCATGAATGCCGTGGTCAGGGTAGTCATCGGCGTAGTGGCTAGGTACTTCATCCACCAGTGGTTGAGTACTGACCGGTAGTTGACCCGTGTGCCCTCAGCCAGCTCACGGCTGTCGAGCCAGACCTGAGCGTACTGGCCAAAGGTGTAGCTGACGGCAGCCATGGTATTGGTGGAAGTGGGGAACAGCTCGGCATAGGCCTCGGGGGTGAGGGTGCCGTACTTGGCCATCTGGACTACTTTATCTCGTAGACGGGATGCAGCCGTGATCCCCGCTTGCGTCGTGGGGTAGTCAAGGGTCTCGGAGCAGCGTTTTCCATTCCAACTGAATCGGATACGGAGCGCACCGTAATGGAGTTCAACTCCTGTGGGCAGTGCCACTGGCTTTCTTGCCATGTTTCAAACCTCGATCGGCTGTAGTAAATGCGGCCATTCATGCGGTTCCAGACCCCTTCAGGGATCTGCTTCCTTGCTCTTCTGGCTTCCAGAGAGCGGTCGGTGGTGCCCAGAATTTCAGCCATCTGCTGCTCGGTCACCTTGTCGGGATACCATTCTGGGAGTTCCTTGATCTGCTTTTCTACGGACATGACGAATCCTTCCCCCGGTCGAGCCAGGGGAATGCAAGGATGTTGTGGGGGAGTGGGTGTTACTGAATCAGTTCAGAGGGGATCTGAACGGTGTCACCGAGCTTGGCATCAACCAGGCAGCGCATGGCGGCGATGAGGGGTGTAGAGTCGATAAATCGATTATCGCAACCGTCGATCCAGCACTGGGTCATCCCCATCCCGTCATAGACGATTGGGCAGATGTGCATTCGGTACTTCTCGATCAGCGGTCCGCCCTGGCTCCAGTCGGTGGATGGTCGCCAGTCCGCAACCTTCATCACTGGCCCGAACGGTGCGGTTCCTGGGTTCATGTGCCAGGTGTCGCCCTGCTCGATTGAGTCGGTTGGGTAGCTAACCCAACCCAGCGCCTTCGCCACCGCCCAATCCAGTGCAGACCCGATCAGCTCGGTAGCTTTCATTTCGATCATGTGCAAAGCCTCCCCGCCGACTCTCGCCGGCGGGCTGCGCTGGCTTGCCAGACATTCCATGCGCCCTGTATTTGCCCATCCCTGTATTCGTCCGCGAACGGGCCAGCAGTTACTCGGTCAAAACGCGGTCGAATGCGCGCCCCTTCAACCTCAACCATCCACGCCTCGAACGCCTCCCGCTCATCCTGCACGAGGGCTGGCTCGACCTGCTGGGATAGGGCGGCGTCAATACTTGCCGCCAGCTTTGGATACCCTACTTCCCTGACGATCATGCGGCAGTCACGCAGTAGTTCACGGAGCCTTTTATTTTCCTGTTCCGCTGTCATCTCACACCTCGATGGGTTTACGCACCTGCCTATGTATGGCAAGTGAATGAATTATGTAATTCTGCTCTTTTGGTTTTTACCGCTAACTCGGCATCGTCTTTATCGACAAATAAACCTAGGTAATACCTACGTCCTTGGTAAGCGACTTCAGCCCTCCATTTCTTGCCGACAGGGTGCCAATTAACACCCTTTATGCCGCTGGTATTATTTTTCTGTTGTGGGCGGTTGCATTGATTTTGTGTGTGGTTCGCCAGACGCAGATTGACCCATCTGTTATCGGATTTAATCTGGTTCTTGTGGTCTACCATTTGAGATGGCCAGCTTCCGGTATGTAATGCCCAGGCAAGGCGGTGCAACCAGATAAAACTTCGTTTATACGAAGTCTTTAAGTACTGGTTCTTGTTTTGATTTACTGCAACAGGACCTGCAGGAAAACCTCCTCTAGGCACCTTCCTACAAATAACGCCTGTGTCTGGATCGTACTCAAACAACTCTTTCATCTCAGAAATATCAGGATCGCTCATTCAATAGGCTTCCTAATCATTTGCCAGCCATGACAGTTGGAACACTGCAGGAGCTTGGTGGATTGGTAGAAAACGGCTCCGGTGCCTTGCAGCTTGTGGTCGCACCGGCAGAGCTTGGGTTGGGTTTCCTGAGAGAAGACCTTTACCTGCTCGATGAACCGGGTGAATTCTTCGCCCTGGTAGGCTTCTTCAACCTTCAGGAACAGCTCTTCGAGTGAACCGTTGTTCTCGATGGTCTTGGTCTGATAGGTGTCCCAGGAGTGTTGCTCGCTGACGTGAGCATTGACCGTCTCGGTCGTGTCACGCTGGATCTGCCATAACTCACCACCGTGCTTGAGGATCATGTCCGCTTCGTTGTGAAAACGAACGTCACTGATGACCATTGACCAGTTGAATTCGATTGCCTTCAGTACCTTACGTTCGGTGATCAACTTCCATAGATCCTGGTGGATGGTGTCTCGTCCCCATCCAGTCCCGAGGGTCTGCATAAGTTGGCGAGGTGATTTGCCCAGCCACTCGATCGGCTGTTCACGGTCACCCTCACGGAAATTGATTCCATCAAATGCCACTTCCAGCATCTCCTTCATGGGATCAGCGAAGGCGACTTGGGTGAACTTGTGTCGTCTGGCCAGGTAACCGGCCACGGTGTCTTTGCCACTACGGGCACGGCCAATCAAGCCGATGAGTTTCATTAGTAGTCCTTCTGGTTTGAAGAGATGGCTCGGTACGTTTCCAAGTCTCTCTTGAGTCGAGTACGGAATGAATCCTCTCCGTCATCACCAGACAAGAGCCAGTCGATACGTTGTACGTAGATCGCTGCTTCCCTGAGTAGGGTTACAGCATGCTTGAACTCTTCAATGATATCGTCAGGAAGACCTGCTCCAATACGATCCCCATAGGTATTCAGCTCTGTTGAATTGTTATGGTAGATCACCGTCTCGATATCATTGGCCATGTCATTGAGTCGGTACTGCTGGTAATCAAAATGTCCGCCACTCATGGTTCAGTACTCCTCAGCCAACATAATGGTCAGCACTCTCGTAGTCACAGAAGGGTCGCTAGGATCTTCAGATCCGTACTCCAGTTCCTTGTCGTAGTAATCAATCTTCCAGTAGAACTTCTCGTGATCGATCTCGATTACACCAAAGTCATGCTCGCCATAGGGATCATTGTCTTCATGGAAGTTAGTGAACTCCCTGACTGCGGTAATGACTTCTTCCCGTAGAGGATGTTCTTTCAATCCTGGAGTAAGCAGTACTTTACCCAGGTAAGGAAGCATAGTGGTGCGAAGAAGATCATTGAGTTCAGTGATGGTTTTCATGCGACTTCCTCATAATTGTTTGGATTGAACTTGCAGCTACCACTGCCTTTACGATGAGGGGCACCGTTCCAGGATGGAAGGGTCTAGCGGCACAACAGGTCTCCTAGTGACAGGCTTCCTGGATTGCAACTTCAGCCATTCGGACTACACGAGCAGTCAGCAACTTGGTCAAAGCATGAGTGTATTCATCCAGGTCAAGAGCGCCCCGCTCATAGAGCATGAACAGGTCTTCTTGGGTTGATTTGCACTGAAGGCGAACTTCATATGCAGTCTTGGCGCGTTTGAGCAGTAACAACTTGGCATTGAGCCATGTCTGCGCAAATTCATAAGTGAAAGTCATATGAACTCCATGCAATAAAAAACGCCCCGAAGGGCGTTTGTCATTTCCTTTGGTTACGGGCCAGGTGAATCACCAGGCTTGGGTAACGTGATGCGGTAACGCTTGGACAGTGCAGTTTCAATTCCCTGGAATGCGCGACCACCGATGTGCGCAGCCAAAGCCACCATGATAGGCAGAGTTGCCCATTCCGGAAGTTGGGGTGCAAGTACGGGGTAGGCGTCTGCCATGAGATAGCCGGCCAGAACAGCCGCAGAGAATTCACTGAGTATCCAGAGTTTCGATGGGGGATATCCCCGAGCGATGCGTTGCGCAATCGAGATGAAACCGCTGATGAAACTGATCAAGAGTGCCCATACAAGCGCATACAGATCGGGTTGGTTGCGCCAAGGCATATGGGAACCTCTACAGTTGGATGGTTGGATTGAATTCTAAATGGGGAGGTGTAACTCCCCAAATCGCATTACTTGAATAGCCGGCGTTTGTAGCGCCTCAAGTTGCGTCGAATCATCCGATCCATTGTCACTGCATTGGCAATCGCCACTTCCCGGTTATGGGTAATGGTGCCGCCTGGAAGAACCCAGGCAATTCCCGTCTTGGTCATTACAGCTGGAACTTCACCGGAACCCACGATGATGTTGTCGGTTTCATACTCAAGAACTTGGTGCATGGATACTCTCCAGAATTAACTGGAAGGCATATTACAACAAGTTGGTTAATTGCAACTTCTTATATCGGAAGGAAGGGTGCAATGCCAGACGGCAGGTTACAGTCCGGTTGAACTGTTCGAGCCAGTTCAAGTCCTTCCTGCCAGTCATCAGGTTCTCCGTCAGAAGTAATCAACCAGGTGTTGGGTGAATGAAAGTCGGCCAGGATCAATAGTGCAGTAACTGCACGGTCGTAGGGTTTACGCGCTGTTTTACAACACTGGAAATCAAACCCTTCCCGTTGCAGCACCATAGTTTCATGGCCGTTGTTACCGATGCCATTGAAGATGATGTATGCACTGTCAACCAAAGGCTGACCTCCATTTTCATCTTCTCGTTGAATGGGAAGTGGCCGGCTCAATAAAGCAGCGGCCATCATCTTGCGGAAGTCGTCGCAGATTGCCTGCCAAGCTGCTGGCTCAGCAGGCTTCAATTGTTCAAAGTAATGAGTAAAGCCCATATCCTTCTCCTTGGTTTATGCAGCGATTGTCTGGTATTCCTCTCGGACCCATACGCCCACGTAGTCGATGCCTTTGGACTTATCGAGCCAGGCTTCCAGCTCTTGCTCAGTCCAGCGAGTGTCCACCCACACTTGTGAGTAGCCACGGTCTTCGCGGTAAGCGCCTGCATGGTGAATGGAATAGGTGGATTTCAAACCACCGAGGCGATGCACCAGAACGCTGGCGCATTGGGTTTCCACGTCGATGCCGAAGCGATTGATCTTGGTTTTCTGAGGAACTTGATAAGCCATCAGGCCACCTCCTGTTCCATGGATTGATAGGCAAGGTCGTCCAGGTGTTGTTTGAACGCCTGGAACAACCGGTCTTCGGTCTGAGCGGTCAGATGGTCCTCCAACCAGCGTGCCGGGTAGCCACGACGATCCAGCAGCCGGAACTCGAATTCCCCTGGTTGAGGAGGTTCGGTAAAGCTGCCCGGCAAGGCCGGCTCGTAGTGGGTGACCTCGCACTGGCAGGGGATGCCATTGATGCGAGTGGGGAAGATCATGGCTAAGAGTCCAAATTCAACGACCAGTGGCCTACGGTATTACCGTTGCTGTCCCAGCAATACCCACTGGTGTGGTGCTGCTCGATGCTGTCCGCCACCCTGCGAAGTATTTCAGCCACTTCGCATTCTGGATGGTTTTCAAAGGCAGCATTAGAGGTGTTATCAATTTCCAGGGTGAGTCCCATAACAGGCTCCTTGAAATGAAAACCCCTCCGAAGAGGGGTCTGGTTTATGCCGCTTGCTTGGTTTCCAACTCCCCCAGCGCCTTTTCACATACCTCGCGGATCTGCTCAGGCGTGGCGTCATTGGGTAGGGTGATGGGGTGTGCCCAGTCCGGGTAGAACAGGTCGAGTGCAGCACCCAGTTTCACGGTGTCGTGCTGGATCTCCGGCAACTCCTGCCACTGCATCGACTTGATCAGTTCCCGGTTGACCCAGGTGACCACATCGATCCGATCGCGGATCAGCAGGTAGATGGCGTCATGGATCAACGCCACCGGCAGAATGTCGTGGCGATAGGGTGAGGCCCAGACCTTTTGCATGAACTCAACCGCTGCCCGGTTGTTCAGCAAGCCATAAGACTGACCCAGGGCATTGCCTGCGGTACGGCCTTCTGCTGCTGCCTCGTAGGGCATCTTCGAGCCTTTCCAGATCACCTGCTTGAGCAACGGGGTGCGTACCCGCAGTCCGAATGCCACCTCGACGTAACCGTCTTTGGCAGCCTGCTCCAGCCGTTTGGCCACGTACTCATCCGACACCTTGTAGAGGTCGTGGTAGTTGGCCTCGATCACCTTGGCCTTGTCCTCCGGCCAGCCCAGGTTGCTCATCATCCCGTGATAGGTGCCACCGTAGGTGAGAAGGAAAGTCAGGTGGGGGCCTTCGAATCTTGTCTCAGGCCCCCATACTCCTTCTTAGCAAATGCAACTGTTTGTCTATCGAACTCCGCTGCAGCAATTTCACTTACTACGGCGGAAGGTTTTATTACGAAGGGCTGTGATTTCACTACGCCTCTCCTTCATCATTTTTCGCCATTCATCTTCCCGTCCAACTTCTCTGGATCGTCGCCGTAACATTCCGGAGAGGGATTCCTCTCTCCTGCCTTCTCTAACTGCGAGATCTCGAATTTTTGCACCTGCGAATACTTCAGCAATCAAAGCATCCTTGTGGTCGGCTGACATATACCCAGGGCGTAATCCGATCTTAAATGCATGGCAGCAGTTTTGTTTGGCAGAGCACCATTCCAGGTTGCTGACAGCGTTGTTCTCCTTATTGCCATCAATATGGTTTACCTGGGGGTGTTTGTACGGGTTAGGTATGAAGTGCTCTGCAATCAGCCTATGAACTAATACTTGCTCAGATGTACCGTCTCCGTTTGCCAAAGCCACTTTTAAGTAGCCATTGGGATTTTTTGTGGGGGTAAGGGGGCAATTGTTTGCCCGATTTATAACTTCACCTTTATCGGTAACAGCGTATCTGGTTTCACGGTGAGCAATAGGTAGCATAATAGTCCTCGATGGGTAATTGCGATCCGTCAGGTAGTTCAACGATATCCCCTTCGAACAAGTTAAGACAAATATCATCTTGTCTTACTTGGAATACTCTGCGTCCCTTAGATAGCTGCACTCCTGGCATTTGATCCCCAAAGTAGGCGATTGCTCTGTAAGTATGGGAATCCAGCCCCTGCTCATAAATTACGAGCTTGTTCGGGTCCTTGGTCGTCAGGGCACTGATGTAGTCCTCCACATTATGTTCAGCCGGGTTCGCTACTTCCCGGCCCGCCTCTCAGTAGCAGGCAGCTGCATGTTTCCATGCAGATCAGACCATATCATCACCTCTATGAGGTGCCTTCCGCTTCCCCCTGCTTGGGGGTACTCCCTTTCGGGATGGTCGTTACACGTTATTTGTAGGCCCATCCAAAGCCACCCGCAGACTTACGCAGTCCGCGACATACCTTGGAAATGTTCTGCCACGCAATTCCAGTCATGCGCTCTGCATCGTGGAGAGACATGAAGGACGCCACTACCTTGCCTTCGGTATCCAGCTGGGCAATTTCTGCCATGGCTGGGTGCCGGGTACGCGGGTCGGTCATCCCACTGTCAATCGCATGGAGCGTGTTTCCGAGAACGGAAACCCACTCAAGATTATCCAGTGCGTTGTTGAGCTTGTTCCCGTCAATATGATTGACGTGAGGCAAGTTGTCCGGGTTGGGTATCCAGGCTTGCGCGAGCAAGCGATGGACGGCCCTATTGCGTTTGATCTTGCCGTCCGTCATGCACACCACCAGGTATCCGGTGGTGTCTTGAACAGGCTTGATCACCCGCTGAGGCTCGCCCGAATTTCGGGCTTTTCTGCCTCGCCCTACAACGCATGAGAAGACCTTACCGTCTTGGGAAATCAGATACCGGTCGAACTCAGGAATCACTTTCATACTTAATCCTAGATTGGTTAAAGTCAGAGCGACTTTATACCAACTAGGACTTACCTACAAATCTTCGCTCGGGATTGTCTTCGCCATTACGCGGTCAGAGTTTCCCCGAATTCAAAAGGTTTTCGATGCAGGTCACCCTGCAAAGTCGCTCAGATTAACGAGTTGAAGTCAGCCCCTGCGAAGATCCAGCCCTTGGGTGCCGAGAAGCAGCCCTTGATCAGCTTGCCGAATGTCGACCCCGATGGGATCTGTTGCATGTTCGGTTTGCTGGAGCTGAGGCGTCCGGAGACCGTGCCTCCCAGGTTGAAGCCACCATGCAGCCATATCTTGCCGTCACCTTTCTCCAGTGCTTTTTCAAACGCTGGGATGAATGCCGACAGGATCTTGGTGACCCCGATGTACTCGACCATGGCCTGCAGGAAGGCTTTGTCCTCTGGTTTGCTGGCATGGTTGACCAGCTTCTCCAGGGTGTCACCACCAGTAGCCGGTTGCTTGGTGTCTGTCAGGTCGATGACCGGCAGACCCATCTCCTGATACATCAGACGTTGCAGCTGCGGTCCTGAGTTGGGGTTGAACACCGACTTGGGGAAGAAGGTGCGGTCCTTGGGGAAGATCTTGTCGGGGTTCTTCGCCTTGCCACGGCGATCCTCGAAGTCCTTCTCCCAGGCCTCGTGGGTCATCTTCGCTTCCAGTGGAGCGATGAGCGGATGACCCATGATCACCTTGAGGTAGCTGGCTTCCAGTCGCTCCAGTTCGGCTTTCGCCTCCTGTACCCGCGACCGCTCCATCGGCATGCCGGACAGCTCCATCTGGATGATGACTTTCAGGCTCGGCAGCATCAGTGTGTGATACAGCTCCTCCTGCCGGTCGGCCACCATGACGGGGTAGTACTTGGCCTTGACGTATTTGGTCGACAGGCAGTCCACCAGGTTGTACTGCAGCAGCTTGGGTGGCTCGATCGCCAGGACGTTGTTGATCTCCTCGACTGCCCAGTTGCCAGCGAACTCATGAGCCAATTGCTTGAGGCCCAGCACGTTACCGGCTGTGCTGTTGGTGGCCAGGTAGGCAATGACCTTGGTGTCGTCGAACGACCGGGTGAGGATATCCAGCCCCAGCAGCAGGCCTTTCTGGTCCAGTGGGTCTTTCATCCACAGTGCGTAGATGATCGAGCGCAGGTCATAGGAGGCGTTGTGCCAGGTCAGCTTGCCCTTGTAGCTGGTGAGGAACTTGAGCAGCAACTGCTTGATGGGCTGGTTTTCCCAGCGTTCGCCAAAGGGAGCTGACGTAGCGCCCGCGATCGGCTTGTAGTCGACCAGGAATGACACACCGTTGTGCTGGTCCCAGGCGAAGCCAATCGAAGCAATACCGGCCTGGTTGAAAGCCAGTCCGAAGCCCTCGATATCCGCTGACAGCTCAGGGTACTGATGAAGCGAGTCGAGTGCAGCAGCGATCTGCTCATAGGTGGATGGGTACTGAGCCGAGTGAATGATGTTGTGGCCCAGCGGTTGGTAGTTGCCTTGAACAGCATCGGCCAAGGTCTGCAACGACATGTCCAGCTTCTGGTACAACTCGGGGTTGTAGACCAGCTGCTGATAGTTCAGGCCCAACACCACCTGCATGTGCTCGAATCCCTGGATTTTGCAGGGCAGCACATAGCCGTAGTGCGGTTCGGCCTTGGACATTTTGGTCAGCGTCTTGAAGTACGCTGCATCGGTGCAGAACAGGTACTTCACACCTAGGCTGTTCAGCGCGACTAGCAGTTTGTCCAGGTAGTCCTTGATGAAGGCTACCGGGACCTTGCCGGCCTCGTTGTATTCCAGGGTGAAGCCGATCATGCGGTTGGGGGCTACACCGAGCTTTTGCAGCGGCTCGATGTAGTGGTTACGCATAGCCATCTCGTTGAAGGCTGCCGCCTTGGTCAGCACGGCAACCTCGTAACGCTCGGCCTGCTCGAAGATGATGTGCCTCATGGCATCTCCTACAGCAGCAGGTTCAGCACCTGTCGCTGTTTCATCAGGTCAATCGAAAGCTGGTTCTTTTCCCTGATTGCCTGAATGTCTTCTTCGGTCAGCTTGACCGTTCGACAAGGGCAGCTTGCCTGCATGGCTCGGATGGGTCCGTGGATCGACTCCGGCAACAGGCGCAGGTAGTCCTCGAAGGTGTTCGAGGCGTTCAGCACCTGGTTGACGAAGCCCATGACGAACGGGACTTCGTTGTCGTTCAGCCGTTTGACTTCAGCCAGATAGGCCTCCATCTGCGGCTGCAGGCTTGGAACCAGCCGGTTCATCTTGCGGGGCATCGTTGCCTTGGCGTCGATCGCATAGATCTGGCCACGGTAGGTAAACGATTCGTAGGGGCTGTGCAGAATCCGGGAATTGTCCCGAATGATCTGCTGCAGCTTGTGGTTGTAGGACCGTCTCACAGGCTCGTAGAGGTGGTTGTAAATCGCATCCTTGAGCATCTGCTTGGTCCGAGGATCATGCAGGACTTCATCCATTACTATTACTCGTAGTTTGGGTTAATCAGCAAACTCCCATCGGAAGCCTTTAGAAGTTAGGTAGCTAGGTTTTCCTTGGCATACTTTCAATATGTTTGCGGAATCTCCCCCAACTGCTCTGGCTGCAGATTCGATGGAATCAAAAACCTGTAACAAGGACCCTGTTTTGGACAGCTGCCTTACACGTACATGTTGTGATGTAACAAGTATATTGGCTTTGCGATGCTCGTATGCTTTATCCCTGTTCTCCTTCCATGTAACCAAACGAAGGTTATCGAAAGTGTATCCTTTGGAATCATCAAGCCTATCTGCAGATGGCATTAAATCCTTTGAATACCCGGAAGCTTCCCACTTGTTATACAAATCCATGAAGCCGTTAAGCATCAACCAATCTTCGAGTTCAGCGATCGAATAAGGAGGGGCTGTATGCCCACGTAATTTAGAACCACTCCTTTGACTGGCCAGTATGGCATTGATGCGTCCGCGTACAGTTAGTCGGTATTTCTTCATGTACTCGTTACGGGTCAAATTAAGTCTCCCGTGAAGACCACCTGCTCGCTGGCACGGCTCACACCCACGTACATCAGGCGTGCAATCTGGCTACCCAGCGTGCAACGTTTGATATCGTCGAGGTCGATGAATACCTTGCGGAACGTGCTGCCCTGGCTCTTGTTGATGGTGCAGGCGAAGGCAGCTCGCAGGTCGATCCAGTTGTTGTTGATTTCGTACAGCACCGTGGCATTGCCTTCGGCTTCTGCCTGTCGAATCAGTGCCTTCTTCTCGGTCAGGGAGTCGGGCATGAACTTGACCACGGCGTTGTCCACTGTGAAGTACTTGCCAGCCAGACCATGCTCGTAGGAGGGTTCGCTGATATCGGTGATCTGCACCAGTTGATCGGTTTTGATGCTGTAGCCCTTGCTTCCAACGAAGTGGTTGCACACGGCGTAGTCACCGATCTGAAAGTCAGGGTCACCCTGCACGTACTCACGGATGCCCCGGTTGTAGGCCACCACGCACTTGTTGGTCCAAGACAGGACCTTGGAGTCGTGGTAGTGCCAGTCAGGGCGTCCGAACTCGGCCAGGATGGCCTGATCGAAGTCCTCCCGCTGCAGGTGCTGGATGAAGTGACCATCCGGCTGGAAGCTGAAGAACTCGCCTGAGGAGACCGTCTCGCGGAACTTGGTGGACAGCTCGATGATCGGGTTGCCTTCAGCCTGGCGGACCACCTTGGATAGGTGAGCGCCCTCAAAGCCCTTGTTGAAGACCGGTGACTTGTCACAGCCCACGTTCAGCAGCTGGGCCGGATCGCCAATGAAGACGATCTTGCAACGCTCGGTACGCTTTAGGATATGACGTAGCAAAGCGTCGTCGACGAAGCTGGCTTCATCCACAAACAGCACGGTGTCGCGGATGATGTCGGCACCCTGACGCACCACCAAGGTGCTCTTGTTGGTGCTGTAGTCGGTATGCACACGCAGCCCCAAGGCCGAGTGAATGGTGACCACTTCACGCTGGGTGATGAAGCGCAGTGCCTCGCAGGCTTTGTTGGTCGTCGCCGTGAGCTTCACATCGAAGGCGGGGTAGGTGGGGTTGATCAAGCGAGCCATCTTGAAGAGGTTGTCGATCTCCCCCAGCAGCGTGCGAACCAGAGTACTCTTGCCGGTGCCGCTATACCCTGCCAGGACGAACACAGACTTACTGGGATCCAACAGAAAACTGGAAAAGGCCTCATAGCCTGCTTGTTGATCGGGTGACAGGGTAAGTGCGTTCATGGCTTTCCTTAGGCTGCTTGTGGGAGTTCCAATGAAGGGACTTCGCTGAGGGGCACACCCATTAACTGAGCCACCTTGTAGCGGAGGTATTCATTCTCTGAAACTACTTTAATATCGATAGTTGATGAATCCAGCCCTTTAACAACAGGGGGTGCTGAATACGGCGTTTCTACTTGTTCGGCTTTTTCCAGACTTCCAATAAAAGTCATGCCGTCTTTATATGGAAGCAGGATGTTGGTGTTGTAGCCGAGGTTGATCTGCAAGTAATTACTTGCTCTTCCTTTCTCGGCTTTAATCTTTTGCAATGCCTCCTGGAGTTCCATGATTCACCTCAGATGTTGTAGTGGATAACTTTCCCATAGGGCGCAGTGAACTTCTTGTTGTTGTGGATGACCCACAATACCGGACACTTCGGTGCAAGCATTACATGCCTGAACTCACCGTCGCTGAATAACAAGAGTGCAACTGGTTTGTTGTCTCTGGCCCACTGGATTACTTCTGAAACATTCGTACCCCCCCGTCCGTGGAACGTGACCTGCTGCAAGTCAGATACACTCTTGAGTACATCCTTCTTGTGGATGCGTGTATCAAACTGCAACAGAGTTATTTGCGAGGGTCTCAACTTCTTCATGATTCCATTTACTTCACTGATGAAGCGATGGAAGTCTGAGTTGCTGACTGAGCCTGAAGTATCAACCGCAATGGCTATTTCACCGAGGGTGATGCCGTAGAGTGTTGGGAGAATATGTTCAGGCATGAAACGGCGATTGGGCCGCTTCCAGGTGTAGTCCGTTTTGGCGAACTGGTTGAAGAACTTCCGCAGAAGTTTGTCCCATGGAAGTATGGGATTGAGATATTCATCTAGGAAGATCTGGATATCACCTGGAATGGTGCCTGGTTTGTCACCGCTCATAGCTGACTGCGTGGCAGCACGCATGATGATATCGGTGATGTTCTGCTCGGCTTGTTTTTGCTCCTCAGCGGATTGAGGGCCTGGCGGCAGATCCTGCATGCGTGGCTTGCCTGGATTGTCTGGCAACAGGTCGTACACCTGCAGGGTGCTCATGCCCTTGAACTGAGGATCTTTAAAAACCCAGTCAGGCATCTTGAAGCCACGCTCCAGTAGCATCAGGTTGATGACGTGATCGCCGGCGATGTTCCACTTGTCTGGGCAACGATCACCACGACGCACGGTGTGCATCAGGGCAGGGTGCATACATTCATGCACCAGCACGAAGATCCGCTCTTCTTCAGAGAGCGAAAGGAAGAACTCCGGGTTGATCCGGATCTCGGTATCGGACACACACGCAGTTGGAATGGTCTCGTCAAACAGATGACGAAACGAAAGACAGAGGGTGGTAAAGAAAGCACTATCAGGACGGCTCATTAAGCCTATTTTTGCTTTATCCAGTGCCTTGTTGGCATCTTGCAATGACATGACGAACTTCCTTTGATAGATAGTTACAACTAACCGAACAATAAAAGTCCAACTTGCAGGCGTAACTATCCTACAAATTGAACTTCTAAAGTGTGCTGGGGTTACTTACGATTCCGACGAATCTCGGAACACTTCCTGTGACTGATAGGGGAACTTCCCCCTCGGTGCCTTCCGCAAATATCGCAAGTGCTTCGCAATGTATCTTCCAGTGATTTGCTTCGCAAAGTACTGGGTTTCCATTGCGCCTTACTACTCACTGACAACTTCCGGTTTTTTCTTGTTCTTGATGTTATCCCGTTGGATTTCAATTTCTTTCGGGGCATCAATACCAATACGGGTTTGACCGTTCTGGGTGCCAAGAATACGGACAACAATGTTGTCACCAATATGGACTGCTTCACCTGCCTTGCGGGTAATTACGAGCATTACGACTTCCTTACTGCTACTACTTGGTTGGGTTGAGTGTTTTGCACTTCGGCATCGCTATTCCGTCTGATTATTCAGCGGGACAGTTGTTATGTATTGAGAGCCAACTGAGCTGTGTTTTCAGCAATCAGTTGTTTGGTGCGGTCGCCCATATCAGCTCCTTTTCTCGCGGATCGGAACCAGGGCACGAGTCAGATCCATACTGGATCGCTTGAGTGCTCCAGACTCCTTGGGGTTGTTGTGGCTGTAGCCCCGTGAAATCAGCTGCTTGGCTTGAAGTTCTCGTTCGGCGTGCAACCAGGTTTCAGCCCGTGCAAGGAAGCGCTTGGCTTCCTCGACGGCTTCCTCGACACGCTGGATGTTCATCAGAACAACTCCTTCGCGTTCTTGGTGATCCACGCCTGAACGGACTTGTGGTTCATCAGGGCAGGGCTACGACGCACCATTTCACGCAGGGTGACGACCTGGAACTCGATCGGCAGACGGGACACGAAGTCCATCAGCGGACCTGCGTTCTCATCGTTGGCGTTGTGGGCGATGGAACCAGTCAGGGCGAACAGGATGCTGGGTTCCTGAGGCACTGGCAGCGTGGTGGCCTGTTCCATCATCTGGGTCAGGGTGGGTAGGTTGCTGTAGATCTGGGTGAAGGTACGGAACTCGCGTACCACACCTTCGGAGATCGTGCCAGCCAGCAGAGGAATATCCTCGATACCGATCTCTTTGCCCTTGACCAGACGGTTGGCGAACTCCCAGGTACGGGGGCTGGCATAGGTGCAGTCGGTGTGATCCGGGCTGAAGGTGTACAGCATCCCTGGTTTGAATTTGATGAAGCTGGTGATGCGGTGGTCGATGCCATTCTTCATGGCCCAGCCTTCGCACCAGTCGATGTGATCCACCGTGACTTCCATGTGGATCAGTCGAGATTCCAGAGCCGTGCTCATCTCTTCGACGATGGCTCCGTCTGTCTCCAGGTTGCCTGCACAGACGATGGCGACCTTCTTGTGCAGATGGTGAGTACCGACCATGCGATCCAGCACGAGCTTGTAGGCAGCAGCCTGCACGCCACGCGGAGCACTGGTGAACTCATCCATGAACAACAGCCAGCCTTCGTAGCCCTTCGGAACCTCATCCCCTTCGATGGGGAAGGTTTCCATGGGCACGTAGCGGCCACGGCCATTGGCAGTGTTGGGAAAACCTAAACCTTGTGTTCAGAGAAAGACGCAACACTTTCTCCCGTCCCTTTTCCAAGGAGACAGCTGCATATTTCTATGCAGAGCAGACTATATCAACCCCCACAGCTTAACCTGTTTGGGGGGCTACCGTATCGGACACCATTAGCTTGTGTCCTACTCTACTCACTTCCGCATCGCTGCGTGTTTTCGATAGTCGTTCGGCGTTTAATCAACAACATTTCTAGGCCGGTCGGTATAACCCAGTTTATCCAACATCTCATTCACGTATACGGCTGCTTGTATTTCACAGTCGAAGCGTTTCTGAAAAATCATCTTCCCTTTGTCCTTGAGGGTCGCTTTCCATTTTTGGCGCGAAACGTCCCAAGACACATTGTGGAATTTGGATGAACTGCCGAATTTAACCCCTCGTTGCCGATCAGCAACATGATCTGCATTGCTTAGCCCGGAGGCGAAGGCGTGCTTGAGGTTTTCGGAACAAGTTACCCACTCAAGGTTCTCAACGCAGTTATTACGTTTTGAGCCATCAATATGGTTAACCATAGGCTTGTTGTCTGGATTGGGTATAAACGCTTTTGCAACTGCTCGATGCACAGCCTCTTTGAAAGGCTTATCTTTGATGAACAGTTGCACGTATTCATACTGGCAGGTTTTAGATCGCACGTAAGTGCTTTTAATCTTTTCCTGGTATGACCCATGGTTGTTTTGAATTGAGCGAATGCGTCCCAAGTTTGACACCTGATAGCGTCCCTCAAAACCAACCATATCTTTCCAGACTTCGTTGTTGATACTTAGCACGGGATTGCCCTCAATTAACGGTAACCTGAAGTATACACTAGGGTCAGTTAATTGTTAGGGGTTTCCCCGTTTAGGTAGCTTTCGACAAAGAATCTCTTCTTTGAAGCCCTTATTAGTTAAGGTCGGTGGGGTCGCACTGAGCAAGGCGCAGGTCAATGACCTTGAGACCATACTCCTTGGCGATCTGGTGAATGATGGAGGACTTGCCCACGGCAGGGCTGCCCTTGACGATCGGGACCAGGCCGACCTTGATGCACTCCACGATCATGTCGTGTGCTTGGCTGAGTTTGACTTTCATGTATCAATTCCTTTGTTGGGTGTGCGCGACCTGCTCGGTCTCGACGGTTTCACATTCGTAGCGAATGAATTGATTGGGCAGAACGCTGGCTTCGGCCAGATCGCGCTCGGCGGTGCAGTAGACGGGTGCTGCTGCACCGGTCCAACGCTTCTCCTGCCAGACGGAACAGTTATCCATGGCAGGGGAAGTGCAGAGGTAAACCAGGAGAACGGTGATGGTCATGGCTGCTCTCCTTGCAGGGCGGCGTCGATGGCGGCGTCAAGCATGACGCTTGACATCAATCCCCTCCCGTAGTCGCCCCGACAATAGAAGATGACTCGCTCTGCACCACTACACGGGTCACGCAGCCACCGATATCGCTCCGCATCCTTCCGCAGTGCATCCCGCTCAGCGAGAAGGGCTTCGTAGTCCTCCCAGATGACGTAATCGCCGTCAGGCCATTCGCGCATGCGTCCGTTTATATCGGGACTAAACCGCTTCACTTCCTTGCTCATGCCTGCTCTCCCTGCGCGCCCATAATCGCGCTGCGAATAAACTCCCACTCCTCATCTGTGCAGTGCTGCGCGAGAGGCTTGCTTGCTGCCAGCGTGAGGGCTTCGAGCAGCGTGTCGTAATGCTGGGCGAGGACGACCGTTCGGTAGACGGCCCCGACCGGAACGACGAAGTGGCGCTTGTGATCGCTCATACCGCCTCCTGGATCAATGAAGGGTCATGGTCTTTTGGAAGGTCACCTTGCGGGCTTCCTTCTCGTTCAAACCACCGTTGATGAAATACTGGCGGATCTGCGCTTCGGAACTGGTGAAGATATTCAGAATGCGGCTGATGGCTTTAAGGGCTAGCTGGTTGCTCATTGGATTCTTCCTTGCTGGAAATGAGATCGCGCAGCTTGATATAGCTGTCGATAGTGAGTGATTCGCTGATTTTGGTGACCAGCTCTTTTGCATCAGCGATTGCTTTGTTATTGGCTTGTTGCAGAACTTCACGACGGAACCTGGAAATGTATTCCTGGCGCATGGACGCACTGATGGTTGCTCGTTCCTCGTCGGTTAATTCAGGCATAGATACAGAGGCCAGCCAGTTACGAACAGCTTCTTTTTGTACCCCAGCGATGTAATCACCGGCAGTGGAGTTACCTGAACGGCCATTGCAGTGATCTAACGTATAGTTGGAGTAGTTCTTGTCGAAGCCCAACAGTTTTAGAACAATCTGCTTGGCTTCTTTATCCAGTGTGGAATGGACTTGTTGGGTCAAAGAGCTGGCCATGTTCTTGCCACGCCAGGATTGAACTGCTTCAACAATGATGGGAAGCATCGAATCAATTGGATTAGTTTCCATGAGCGTCCCTGTTACGCCGCTTTACTGCGATTGAGTTCTGCCAACAATGTGTTGTGGTACATCATCAGCAGGCTGAACATCTTGTTACGATCCATCACCGGAACTTGTGACTCGATAAAAGTCACTGCATCTGTGGTGGAGTCCATAGTGGGATACAGGCTCATGTGTTCCGGGGCAGACTTCTTGCCTTCAATTGCTTTCAACATGTTGTTCTTCCTTGGGTTGTAGAGAGATGAGCCATTCACCAATGGAAGTACGTGAGAACAAGGTGATGAGTCTGTCTTGTTCCAGTCCTTCCAGGTATCGCTGGACATTGGGGAATGTGAGTGCCGGCATGTTGATTGCTTCTTCCAACTTGGCGGCGTTGAGTTTGTACTTGTCGGCAACTTGCAACAGGTTGGCTTGCTCGACAGTGATGGCTGGTGCCTTGCCAGTGATGCCTTTTTCGCGCAGCACCTTACTGATGGTTCCAACCGATACCTGGTACTTGTTGGCCAGGTCATACATGGTGTGGAACTTCAAAGAATAGATACGAGCGATCTCGTCCTGCTCTTTGTCAGAGAGAATCCAAACAGTCATTGAATGTGGTCCTTGAAGAGGAGTCTGTCTATCGGCAGCACATAGTAGAAATGACTGTCTTTTCGATAGTTAGAATATCGGTTCTCGAAAAATGAGAAGTTTGGAGAACTTCTCCAAGACTTCTCTGACTGTCTGTTTTCAACTGTGTCTGTGCTGCAAAAAAGAGTGCAGCCCCGAAGGGCTGCGAGTGGAATTGCTTCATTCAGTGCGCGGAGCGCACCTGTTCAGCTGATGTTCTTGGTGGCCTCAAAGAACTTGATCCGCATTGACGAATCTTCCTCAGATTCCGTAAGAGGGGTCTGGTCCCGTAGAGGGTTTTGCATCACACCATTCAGCCACTGTGCTTCTTTTTCATTCAGCACTAGGGTGATGGTTGTGGTTTGCCGATGATTAACTTCCATAAGTACTCCTTAGGAGAGGGCATAGTTGGAATTGCGGATCAGCTGGCTCAGCCCCTGCATACGCTTGGGTACATTGCCTGCTACACCATGGTGAATCACCCCGGGTTTCGTGGAGGCCTCAACTCTTGAGAAGATGAGGCCATGAGAAAGACTACTACCTACTCCCCTGAAGTCCGTGAGCGTGCTGTGCGCATGGTTCTGGAACACCTGAACGACTATCCGTCCGAGTGGGCAGCCATTGAGGCCATCGCTCCGAAGATTGGCTGTGCCGCGCAAACCCTGCATGGCTGGATTCGTCGCCAGCAGACCGATGCGGGGCAGCGCCCCGGTCAGACCAGTGAAGAGCGCGAGCGCATCAGAGCCCTAGAGCGCGAAAACCGCGAACTGCGTAAGGCAAACGAGATATTGCGCCTGGCCAGTGCGTATTTTGCCCAGGCGGAGCTCGACCGCCGCACCAAGTCCTGAGGGCGTTTGTCGATCAGCATCGTGACCGTCTCGGGGTCGAGTCGATCTGCCGCGTGTTGCAGATCGCCCCGTCCGGTTACCGCAGGCACGTGGCTCAACAGCGCAACCCGGCACTGCGCTGTTGTCGTGCTCAGCGCGATGACGCATTGACCCTGGAAATCCAGCGAGTGTGGGATGCCAATATGCAGTGCTATGGCGCGGTGAAGGTCTGGAAGCAGCTGCGGCGAGAAGGCATCGAGGTCGCCAGATGCACGGTGGAGCGGTTAATGCGTCGGGCCGGATTGCAGGGCATTAGACGTGGCCAGATCGTGCAGACAACGGTGGCCGGCGACAAGGCCCTTTGCCCGCTGGATCGTGTCCAACGCCAGTTCCATGCCGACCGCCCGAACCAGTTGTGGGTGTCGGACTTCACCTATGTATCGACCTGGCAGGGCTGGCTGTACGTGGCGTTCGTGATCGACGTCTTTGCACGGCGGATCGTCGGCTGGCGAGTCAGTACCAGCATGAAGACAGACTTCGTACTGGATGCCCTAGAGCAAGCCTTGTATGCCCGTCAGCCGCATTGCTCGGGTGGTCTGATCCATCACAGCGACCGTGGAAGCCAGTACGTCTCGATCCGCTATACCGAACGGCTGGCGGAGGCCGGCATTGAGCCTTCGGTTGGCAGCAAGGGAGACAGCTACGACAACGCCTTGGCCGAAACCATCAACGGGTTGTACAAGGCCGAGCTGATTTACCGTCAGTCATGGAAGAGCCGCGAAGCCGTCGAAATGGCGACTTTGAAATGGGTGCACTGGTACAACCACCAACGCCTGCTGAGCTCAATCGGATATATCCCGCCTGCGGAGGCTGAGGCAAACTTCCACCAGCAACAAGCAGGTCAGGACATGGCGGCCTGACTTAAACGAAACGGCCTCCACAAAACCCGGGGCGATTCAGATTGGCAAGAGTGAAATGTATACCTCCACCCAAGGGCGTGATGGTGGTATCGCGGCGGTTAAGGCTTACGGCCCAACTGCCCAAACCGTAGATCTCACCTGACCCATCATGCTTCTACAAACCCGCTTCGGCGGGTTTTTTGTTGCCTGAAAAAAGGTGTGCGCACGCTGCACATTTCCCAGTGCGCTCCGTAGCTTGGTGGGCTGATCAGGCGCAGGGAGTTTGAGTCCTAAAACCCACGACGGATGGGGCTTCCATCAGCCTGCCTTCCTCTCTAATCTGAGCTTCATTGACAGGATGTCAATCCAAGCCGCCACGCCCTCAGAGGCGGTTATCCCCGTTTGTAGTGCCTTTCTGCGGGGGCTTACGGAAAATGCCATTTATTGCGGTAATTTCGGCGGAAAATGCCACTTTATGTGGCTCAACCATGCCAATAATGGCGCCCATTATTTTTCGCAAGTTATTGATTTAATTGATTTTATCTGCGGGCGGAATGCCAGGTTTGTCGCCCGTCGACAGCGGCGGCGCGTGTAGATCCAGTGTGATGCAAAAGGAACCCCGGCCTCGGCCGGGGTTTTCGTTTCTAGCATAGGCAGATCAAATCGAAGCGACTGTTTTAATCAATTTCGGAATAGCCCTACTGCGGAGTAGAGTTTGCCCCATTCGAGTCATTCATCTTAAGAGCCCTCAGGGCCAATACACTTTGACGGGGTAAGTCGCCAATGTTGGATTCCAATCTCAAGACCCAGTTGAAAGCCTACCTGGAGAAGGTCACCCAGCCCTTCGAGATCGTCGCGTCCCTCGATGACGGCGAGAAAT